TGGTGTAAAATGGGAGCCGCTCGGTCGCGTCGAGATTTATGGGCAACCAGCCGGGCCCCCCGCCGCGCCCTCTGAAGCGGGGATGGTCGAGCCGCCACTGTGAGGCACGTCGTGATGTTCTCCGGTGGGATCGGCTCCTGGGCGGCGGCGAAGCGCGTGGCCCAGCGGCAGGGTACGGAGGACCTCACCCTGCTGTTTGCGGATACGAAGATCGAGGACGCCGACACATACCGCTTTCTCCGGGAGGCGGCGGCCAACGTCGGCGGCACGCTGGTAGAGATTGCCGAAGGGCGCACCCCGTGGGAGGTCTTTCGGGACGAGCGGTTCCTTGGGAACCATCGAATAGACCCATGCTCTCGCATCTTGAAGCGCGAGGTATGTGACCGGTGGGTCACCAAGCACTGCGAACTTGACAACACGGTGATCTACGTCGGCATCGATTGGAGTGAGGAGCACCGCTTCAGCCGCCTGGCGGCGCGGAGACTGCCGTGGCGCTATGAAGCCCCGCTGTGTCAGCCTCCGTACTTGACGAAAGATGACCTGCACGCCTGGGCGGAGCGTGAAGGGCTACAGCGCCAGTGGCTTTACCGGATCGGCGCGGCGCACGCCAATTGTGGTGGTGGCTGCGTCAAAATGGGCATCGGCGGCTTCGCTCGACTCCTGAAGGCGGCGCCAGAACGGTTCGCTGAGTGGGAGCAACAGGAGGGCGCCCTACGGGCCCAGCTTGGAGATGTGGCGATCCTCACCGACCGCCGCAACGGCGACCGGAGGCCCCTGCCGCTTGTCGAACTCCGTCACCGGATCGAAGCAGGGGCGTCATGCGACCTGTTCGACATCGGCGGCTGCGGTTGCTTCGTGGAAGAACCTGTGGAGGCCAAGCGTGGGGCGCCCCCACCGGAGGGCCAAGGATGAGAGATTGGTCGTTGACCATCCCCACCACCGCCTTTCGGCTGTTTTTGCCAGGGACTAGGCTCCGCTGCTGGTGCGGGTCGGGTATTGAACATTTGGGCCCTCACACCTATGCTAGAGTCATGGCACAGCCCGACGGCACTTCTAGTATCCCCGCAGGGGTCCATCGGACCATCCGCTGCCGGTCCTGCGGTACGATCCTCCAGACCGTGTACAGTACCGGACCATGAAGCCCAAGCCTATCAATCCCAAGCAGGTTGCCCAGCTGGCCGGCTATGGGTTGACCCAAGAGCAGATCGCCGATTTCTTCGGCCTTTCCGACCAGCGTCTGCGTGCGCGGTTTCTCCAAGACGACACTCTGGCGAGCGCCTATAAAACTGGTCGGGCTCAGGCTATCAGCCAGGTCTCAAAAACCGTGTTCAAACAGGCCATGGCTGGGCAAGTGGCCTGTGCCTTCTTCTACCTCAAGACCCAGGCCGGGTGGCGGGAAACCGAGCGCCATGAAATCACGGGCAAAGACGGCGAGCCCATCGAAATCCGAGACGCCCAACAGACGCTCCGTCGCCGAATCGGTCGCCTTGCTGACCGGCTCACAGCGGGAAGCGAGCTTACGGCAGCTCGCCCCGACGGCAACGGACGCCGCGCATCTCCTCGCTGAGTGGGGATTCTGGGCGCGGCCCAACCAACTGGCGCCAGAGGAACCGTGGACGATCTGGCTCCAGTTGGCGGGCCGGGGGTTCGGCAAGACGCGCTCAGGAGCGGAGTGGATCTACCATCGCTGGCGTGAGGGCCTGATGCGCCGGGCGGCCTTGATCGCGCCGACGCCAGCCGATGCCCGGGATGTGATGATCGAGGGTGAGAGTGGGATCCTGCACGTGGGCTATGTGGCCGAGCGACCGCTGTATGAGCCCTCGAAACGCCGGCTGACGTGGCCCCGAGACGGGGGAACCGAACCTGCCACGGCCACCATCTTCTCCGGCTATGAGCCTGACCAGCTCCGTGGGCCGCAGCATGATACAGCCTGGGGAGATGAGCTGGCGGTCTGGAACTATCCACGGGAGGCGTTCGACAACCTGATGCTGGGTCTCCGATTGGGGGAGAATCCCCAGGCGGTGTTCACCACGACACCCAAACCGATCGCCTTGTTACGTGAGTTGGTGCGCCGGCCTGACGTGAAAATGACACGGGGAACGACCTACGAGAACATCCAGAACCTCGCCCCCGCCTTCCAAGCGGAAATCGTCAGCCGCTATGAAGGCACGACGTTAGGCCAGCAAGAACTTCTTGCGGTGCTCCTCGAGGAATCGGAGGGCGCCCTGTGGAAACGGGCCATGATTCGGCGGGTACCGACGGCGCCCCACCTCCTCCGCATTGTGGTGGCCATTGATCCCGCTGTGACTGCACGGGAAGAATCCGACGAGACGGGCATCATCGTGGCTGGCCGTGGACGGGATGGCAACGGCTATGTGTTGGCTGACCGCAGCGGGCGCTATGGCCCTGACCAATGGGCTCGGCGCGCCATCGAGGGCTTCGATGAGCAGCAGGCCGATCGTATCGTTTACGAAGCGAACCAAGGTGGCGATCTGGTGGCCCACACCCTGACCACGGTGCGGAAGAACCTGCCGCTCGAGGCGGTCCACGCGACGGTAAGCAAACGTGCCCGGGCTGAGCCAATTGCGGCGCTCTACGAGCAGGGGCGGGTCTACCATGTCGGCACCTATGAAGTCCTGGAGGATCAGTTGTGCAGCTGGGAACCGCTCTCTGGCATGGCATCCCCTGACCGGCTGGACGCCTTGGTCTGGGCGCTGACGGCATTGTTCGGGACCCCAGACGCGGTACCGACTGATCTCGATCCCAGCTTCTTTGAGGGCTTCCACCGGGAAAGCCCGTGGCGGGGCCGCTTCTAGCGTGTTGCGCCAGAAGGTTGTAGACTAGCGCCATGGCAAGGGCTACCTCCAAGGGTAACGGTCGCCACCGGCTGGCGAACGTCGCCAAGCAACACCCAACGCCGCCGGATGCAGGGTTCTCCGAAATCGGGCAGACTGGCCTCCTTCGTTACTCCGGCTATGTCAACGAAGAGTTCCACCGGGACCTGACCGGGGATCGCGCGCTCAAGATCTACAAGGAGATGTCCACCAACTCGGCCACGGTAGGGGCGTGTCTCTTCGCGGTCGAGAAGCTGATGCGCGGCACCAGTTTCTTCGTGCAGCCTGGCGGGGATAGCAACGACGACCTACGGGCCAAGGAGCTTATCGAGACCAGCCTGCACGACATGAGCCAGTCCTGGCACGACACGCTGGCCGAGATCCTGACGATGCTCACCTACGGCTGGTCCTACCATGAGGAGGTCTACAAGTACCGCCGCGGGCCGCAACGGGATGTTGGCCAATCCAGCCGCCACGATGACGGGCTGATCGGCTGGCGGAAGTTGCCGATCCGCTCCCAGGACAGCCGCACGCGCTGGGAGTTCGACACCTCGGGTGGGATCAAGGGGATGTACCAGCAGCCAGTGACAGCTCCCACAGAGCTGTTCATCCCCATCGAGAAGGCGTTGCTGTTTCGACCCAACGTCCACAAGAACAACCCCGAGGGCCGCTCAGTGCTCCGGACAGCCTACCGTTCCTGGTACTACGTCAAGCGGATCGAGGAGATCGAGGCCATCGGGATTGAACGCGATCTGGCGGGCTATCCCATGGGTTTCGTGCCAGCCGAACTGTTGAGCGGTACCCGCAGCAGTGGCCAAGCGAGCATCTACAACGCGTTGAAGAATTTCGTGGTCAACATCCGGCGCGATGAGCAGGAGGGCGGGTTGTGGCCCATGGCCTACGACGGCCAGGGCAAACCACTCTATGATTTCAAGCTCTTGAGCACCGGCGGGACCCGACAGTTCAACACCACCGAGGTGATCCAGCGCTACAACCGGGAGATCGCCATGAGCGTCATGGCGGATTTCCTGTTCTTGGGGTCCACTAATGTGGGGAGCTGGGCCTTGGGCGCCGCCAAGACCAGCCTGTTTGGCGCCGCGGTCGATTCCATGCTGGATCAGGTGGACGATGTAATGAATCGGCACGCCGTCCCGCGTCTGTTGGGCTTGAACGGGTTCCGCCTCGAGAAGCTGCCCGAGCTGAAGCACAGTAACGTCGAGTCGGTGGATCTGAACACGATCGCTTCCATGGTCACGGCCCTTTCAGGGGCCGGCGCACGGCTGTTCCCGGATCTGGACTTGGAGAACCACTTCCGCAACCTTCTGGGTTGGCCCGAGATGACGGAGGAGGGCTATGAAGACCGGGAAGCAGATCAAGTAGAAGCGGAGCGGCGCCGGGCGGATGCGAAAGCCGAGCTGCTGCGCGCCAACGAGGAACGGATGCAGGCTGACGCTCAGGGGCCTGAGGTGACCGAGAAGCGGGAGCCGCAGCACATCACGGTGAACGTTCCAGCGGCGGCCCAGCCGAATATTCACGTACCAGTTACCATTGCCGAAGGAGCGATCAAAGTTGATACGCCGGCTGTTACCACTGCCGCACCTATCGTAAACGTGGCAGCCCCGAATATCACGATGCCCGCCCCGTTCGTGCATGTGGAGCCGGCGAAGGTGAAGATCGCCCCCGCCCAGGTGACCGTCGAGTCTCACAGCCATGTTACCATTCCGCGGAAACCGGGGCGCTATGTCATCAAGGGCAAGGATGGCCGGGAATCCGTGATCGAGGT